TAGGGATGACCTCCTAATAAAGACGAAAGCCATGGAATTGCCATTCCTCCTAATCCTAATCCTAATCCTATTCTTGTCCCCCATTTGGACATATTTTTCAGGAATTTAGTCCAATCATTTTCGAGCCCGGAGCCTATTTCTTGTCCTTCTTTTGTTACCCATTTTACAAAATTTGACCATCCGCTTTCAAGATCTGACCCAATAGTGGATAAGCCCTTTTCGAGATCTGACCCCAAATTTGAAAGACCTTCACCTGCCGATTCTAAAGCCCTTCCTCCCTCAGATAATATCGATTCGGCTCCAATCTCTATTGGCCTTCCCAATGTTCCTGCCAAATCAAAAATTGGCATCACATCGGCTATTCCGAATCCGATATCGGATATCTTATTCCATATATTCTCATTTGGATGGGCTGCTAAATGTCCGAAAGTCCCTACTATAGGAATAATATTAGAAATGAATTGGGAATAAGAATTTGCAAATGGATATAATGCTACCGCTCTTCTGAGGGCCTGATTCCATGGGATAAATTTATGATGATAGATTAAAGATCTGAGTTCTTGGCCTGCCGCTCCTGAATAAAGAGCTAAATTGGTGAGCCCTTGACGTGTTTCCCTATATGCGGAAGCTAATCCGGATTGAATATCATTTCCTATATTCGAAAAGAAATTCTGAGCTTGTTTAACGAAATTATTTAATGCATTTTGAACATCATTAAATAGCCCCCCGAAAAAAGACATATTAGATCATCTTATTTCCTTATCCTTTTCGCCTGCCTACCGATATATTTTTGGACGAGAGCGGCCGCCTGCGCTGTCAGAAGAGATATCTGATCATAATATGGAAGTACGTAGCTTACATATAGAGCGTACACATTGTCCTGATTCTGGAGCGCTAGATCATATTCTATTGAATCGCTTGGGGCATGAGTCATGTCGAGATCTCCATTGAAATATTTCTTGAAATCTACAATTGCGGTGGCCCCGGAATAGGGGGCTACTTGATAGTCAGCCTGATTCTCGGCCTGGAGAGCGCTCCAGGAGACCTTTAGCTTATCAGTCGGAATTCCCCTTACTATCTTCAGTTCATATTCGGTAGGGTCGTTATTGTTTATGCCCGAATTGGGGTTCATTACGTAAACTAGCTGTTTCTTGTAAATCTGACCGGGCTGAAGATAAGCTACATGGATCGGCGCACTTGAAGCCGGTACATTGAAGGTGGGTATTTCTATAACTTTCGGGAGGACGGTCGCAAAAGGCATAGCGCCATCCGGGCCAAGCCCGCCTTCGGCGGCAATTTCGGCGGCGCTAACCCTTTCATAAGTAATAGTGATATAGAAATTAGCGTTCATTGAAACGCCGCTAGGTACCTGCCCGGTCAGAACATTGAGTATAATATTCTGAACCATAGTGGCCGGGAATCTAGCCAAATCGAATTCCCATTGAACATTGACGGGCACGCTTCCGCCGGCCGGTACGCTAGTCCCCGGCGCCGGATAAGCCGGGTTCTGCCCCTTCGTAGTATAGTACATCAATATTCCTAGTCCTGTCCCTGAGACCGAATATAGTGTCTTTGAGCCTTCATATGAGAGATTGAAGGTTTGGACAAGGTTATAGGGGAAGGGAGCGCTAGGTAAGGTTACGGCGCTGGAGCCGCCATTGGAAATAGTTCCAAGCAGTTGAACCCTTATTTTCCTTATGAAATTGTTTCTAGGAATCTTTATAGGAATATTAGTCCCCGGCTGGAAGGCATAAGTCTGCTGTAGCGTCTCAGTATAGATCTCGCCCATTATTTTTCACCTCTTTTACAGCCTTATGAATCTGAAGAGGACTAGACCTAGCCATACACCTATTGCTATCACAACCAAGAGGACTAGGTAGTGTAGGCCGTCTTTCACTTTGGAGACCCCAAGAAAGTTAATTAATTATTTTCGCTATAAATCTTTCTGTCCTTTCGAAAACGGATTTTCGGAAATTGCTGAATTTTCAAAAGAGGTAGCAAAAAGTCCTGAATTTTACCCTGAAAACATTGTTTTTGCGTGTTTGAAATTTCGGAAAATCAAATCGGCCTGTGTACTTTTATCGTCTGTTTGTTCACATCATAAATTAGAAAATGATATTGTTTCAAATTTTTCACCTTTTCGGCTGCTTCGGCGCTAATATATTTCGAAATCCATTTTAATTCGTTGGGTTCCCGTGTATAAAACATTATGATCAGATCGGCTTGCTTATATGCTATTGGCGTAAGGTCGTAAACCCTTTGCGTGCTCAATATGAGCCCTACCCCGGCATGCCTATTAGCGTGAAGGGCCTCGTCTACACACGCCGGAATTTTCGGCCTATGTTTAAAATGATAATAAGCCTCGTCCACGATTAACATTGTAGTCCCATATTTTCGGGCATGCAATTTGGCAGCGCTCCAAAGATTGCAAAAGAAATCGTCGTTTTTTTCTCTATCATAAACGACAACATATTGCTTTGAGACGACATCCGAAAGTGTTATGGCATTATATCCGAATCTTGAGTACTCGGAGCCGCTTCTTAATAGATTATGATCGTCAATGATGTAACTGATTTTATGGGCTTTAAGGACGGGAATAAAATGATGCTTAATCAAATAGCTTTTACCGCTCCTTTTTCTTCCTATTATGATAATTATATCATCGGGGTTCATCTTCAATCCCGGATAGGAAGAAATCCTCGAGCTTATTGTACATCGGAATCAATTGCCTTCTAAATTCCTCATTGGTTTCGCAAGCTAAAACTAAAACATAAAAGAATTGAAGGGAGCCGGAAAGGGGAGCGGCTTCTTTAAATTGAGCTGTAGCTTCCGATATCCCATCTATGAAAATTTTCGTCACTTGGCACTCCTCATATTTCGGCTGAATTTTTCCTTCTTTTAATTGATTAAGATATTCCTTAGCTTTTGGAGATAGGCCGCTTTCAGCGATTTGGCTAATCAAATTGATTATCATATTATTTGGAATTTTCATATCTCCATCTCCTCCATGATTCTAATTTGGGATTTTATTTTGTCTTTTTCGCTTAAATCTGATTTGTTACCTTCTCCTTTCCAGGGTTTATTTTTCTCTCCTCCTTCTTTCTCCTCTTCGGCATTCTTGAAATAGGTTATTATTGCGACTATATCGCTAGCGGCGGCTCCCGCCGAGCCTACCCCTAATATAAATAATTGGATATACCGCTCATTGAGAAGACCCATAGCGTCTAAGAGCTGATAATAATATTTTCCATGGCTCTTTATCCTCTCATCCGGAATTATATCATTCAAATCAACGTCCTTCTTATATTTGATTGAAAGAATTCTGACGACCAATTCCAGGAGAGCTCCGTAGGCTAGCGCTACTATTTCCTCATTGATTTCAATAGGCTTTTCACCGGTCTCTGTAAGCTCCGGAAGTTCTCCTTCCTCTAGCGCTTTCCCTCCTTCGGCCCCTCCTTCCTCTCCTTCTTCTTTCTTTTCCTCTTCAAGATTCAGCCTAAGGCTTTCATCTACTTTCTCCTCATTTTTGGCGGCCTCTTTGAGCTTCAGCTTGGACTTAATTGCCCTCAAATATTCTCTAGGATGGCGATTATTCCACCATGATTCTATTCCTTTAATAATGCACTCCTCATCGACTCCTGAATCAAGAAGATCCTTTATTATATCCATCCTTTTGCGTCCTTTGACTATGATTTCTTTCCCATTGATCGTTATTTTTTCGGGCTCCGGGCCGAAGAACTCCGATTGACAAATCTTAGTCAAATCCTGATTAGGGTCATAAATTTCAAGGATTGACATTCTCTCTCACCTTCGCGCCTGAATGGACTATGATTGCATCAATTGAAACCAAATCTATTCTTCCTATTACTTCCTTAGTTCTAGTTTTGCCGACCGGAATTTCCATAAGTAGCTCAATGAAATAATCGTTGATTTTTATGACTTTACCGATAAACCTTAATGATTGTGTGTAAATTTCGATAACCATTCCTTCCTCAATCCCTTCCAGCGCTTCCCTCCTCATGCCCTCCTCTCCCTCCATTTCTTCCAAATATAGAGGATCAATATAATGAGGCCCGCAATGGCGAGGCCGAGCGCTAGGCCGAATAATCCATAATTGAATATCCCTTTCTCCTCTTGTTTTTCCTTTCTCGGCTTCGGCTCCCTTTTCTTCCTTTCTTTCTTCATTTCTTCCTCTTGTTTCTTTTCTTGTCTATCCTCTTTCTCCGGCTCCTCCTTCTTTTTCTCTTCTTTCTCCTTCTTCTCTTCCTTTTCGGGCTTCTTTTCCTCTTTCTCCGCTTCCTCCTTCTTTTTCGTTTCTTCCTTTTTCTCCTCTTTCTTTTCAATTTCAGAAGTTTGACTCATCAATTTCAGACTCTAAAATAGAGTTTAAAAAAATTCATGCGGATTACTTATATGAAATTAGGGATAGATCTGCTATTTCCCCATAAATGATTTCAATTTTAATTTTTATTTCAGATTCGCTTAGCTCGAAATCGTCGTCATATAGATTTAAGGTATCTATCAGTTCGTTCACTTCCCTTAGGATAAATTTCAATCTGGCTGGATAATAATATGCCTCCGGAGATTTCATTCCGCTTTCCTTAATTTTTTGAAGCTCCTCTTGGAGCGCCTGTTCTAAGTTCTTTTGAATTGAATAAAGTTGGGGAAGATATCTCTCTCTCGCTTCTTTCGCTTTCATTTTCTTCCCCTTCTCTATCTCTGAGTTCGGGTTTGAGGGTTTATAAGTATTACCGCTCATGTTCTGATTCAGATTCCACATCAGATTCTAACGTAGACTTTAAATGTAGAGCGGGATAACTAAAAGTATGCGAATCAGGAAGTACATGAGAATAAACTATTTCATCATTCTGAAAGTATTGGTGCTTAACGGTAGTAGACTTGAAAAGAAAAAATTGAGAGGCGAGATCTTGAAGAGATTTGAAATAGATATTAGCGACGGCGTCCTTTATCCTTTAATTGATGCCTTGGTTCATGAGGGAATAATAAGGGAAGAGGAAGCGCCGGATGGAAAGGTTTTATTTTTAACGCAAAAAGGCATGAAGGAATTTGAGGATTTACATGAGTTTTTCAAAAAAATAGTGTGCTGAGTTCAAGAGCTTAATTGGGGGGTTTATTTTAACGGAGTTTGCAATAAAGGCATTGCGGCTTTTCCTCTCCAAAAACTTGGCACTTCCCATTTTGGAAATATTTGCACACCGGAATTTTCAGAGAATAATTGAGGAGAAGCTCGGCCACCTGTTTTTGAGACAGCCCGGTCATTTGCCTTATTCTCTCTAATTCGGCCACCAGCTTCTCTCCTTCAATATCAATCCTCATCTTCTAGCAGCCTCTTAAGAGCTAATTTAATCGTCCCGAGCTTGGATTCTATTCCGTATTTCTCTTTCGCCTTTTCTCGTGCTTTAATTAACAATATATATGTCTCCTCGTCTAATGGGAATGTTTTGTAAATTTTCCTACCTTTTGCCACCTTCCACCCCTCCCATATAGCCTAATATTCCCTCTTTCTTTCTCTTCTGAATCAGATAACTTAAGAGAACCCTTCCATAAGAGCATCTGTATTTGGCCGACAAAGCCCTTAAACGTGCCAAATTATCATCCCTGATATAGATCTTTCCGAAATAGATCGGCCTATTCCATATTATTTCTATTTCTCCAGCTTGCTCGACCTC